GGCTGATCTTGAAAATCTAAAGAGCGTATCAGTGATCTTCAAGGAGCTGGATGATGATCGAGACGAGATTGTCTTCCAGCGAGGCACAGAGGAGGTGTCCTCCAAAGAAGTCGTGTCCCTAATTTGCGACACGTTCAACCTGACCACTAGGGAGTTTGCTGAATCCATCAAGGTCCCGGTCAGGACTGTGGAGGGCTGGCGTTCAGGCAAGCCTCCAGCAGCACTGGCCAAGATGCGGATTGGACGCTGGCTCGAGGGTGAGCTGATGAAACGGGAGGCAAAGAGCGATGCTCAAGGCTGAAGCTATGGAGTATGGGCTCGAGTTTGAGCCCATATGCGAGGGGTGCAGCAAGCGAGCCACTGAGATCGTCTACACTCACTACCCAATGGTCAGCAAGGACCCCACTTACTATGGCTGGTGCAGGCAGTGCATTGAGCACCTGATAGTGGGGATGCTCAGGGACCTTACTCAAGTCATGTCTGAGCACGAGGTATCAGCGATGATACCTCACATGCCTGATCAATGGAGGGATCAGCTAGGGTTTAATGTAGTTACATTTCCCGGGCCTCACACTTCAGGGTCTAAGTCTGGCCCCTGATCTTTCAGGGCATCAGCGTAGAGATTCTGGAATGCGAAGTAGAGATCCTGAACTGCGGCCAGTCTTCCTGCGAAGTAGTGCCTCTGCTCAGAAGTCAAGCCGGGTCCGGTTACATTACCGGACTCGGCCTTCATTATCTCATTCAGGATCGTGTCGATGCCACGCCTGACTGGATGTTCCTCCTGCATCGAGAATGCCTCGAGCAGCCATTGTTCGTAGCCTTGGAACCTGTATTCGTTATGCATTTGGATTCACACCTATCCTGCCTATCTGAGCGTTCTGCTGCTGCGTCACACTCATCTGCAGGTTCTGAGCAAATGTCTGGACAAGCTGTGCGAACTGCTCGTCCTGCTGCATCTGCTGTTGATATTTCGGGTTGTTCTGTATGATCTGTTGGATGAACTGCATCTTGATGCCTGCAGATGGATCGTTCTCGACAAACTTGGGCTGATTACCCAGAGACATCAGGGCTACCTGATTGTTCATGTCGTCGAACATCTGCTGCGATGCTTCTGCCTGCTCGATCACAAGCTCGTCTGCCAGTGTTGGGTCAATGACCTGCAACTTCTTCCTGATTAGCTTGGTCCTGTCAACGATGCCCATCGTGTCCTCTGGAAGGACGAATTGACTGATCGCCTGCAACTTCTTCTGGACAAACTCATTGTCCAGTTCCCTGACATCGAAGTTCAACGTAAAGTTGTATTTCTTGGGGTCTCGAGGCAGTGGCATGTTAGTGCCAGTCACCAGAGCAAAGCGGTCGTCCGTGTCGAAGACCTGAGTCAGGTCCCAGACCCTGCCGATCACAGAACTCATGTGCCTGAGCCAGCGATGGACGTAGGCCTGTTGCCTGAGTTGTGTCTCTACTGGAGGTATGGCTGCATTGGGCCTGCCAAAGTAACGGTCTGTCCTGAGCTGAATATGATCCATCAAGGTGAAAGCTAGGTCTGCGCCTCTGCGAGGTGCTTCCATCCAGCTAATGTCACCGGGCCTCTGCTCGGATACCTGCACACCGGGGCCAACCTTGATTCGCTGGCCATAGCGCAAGGGAACCTTGAGCGGAGGAAGCGTGTCGAAGCTGGAGCGGTCAAAGACCATATCGGCCTGTGCCTTGTATTCTGCCTGCCACGTGCGAACAATTTCTGATACACCACGAGACTCGATTGGGCTGCGCCGTGTCTTCTCACGGGTGAAAGTCTCAAACGGGTAAGTGTCCCCAGCCTCAGTCACGAGCCTGTGCTCTGCAAACATTTCCTTGCCGCTCGAGTTCTTCTCCATATACGGAGAGAAGACTGTCATGTAGATCCCGGGGTTCCCGTTCTCTGTGACCCTGCGGCTGTAGGCATGAATGACCTCGATCAAGTTGGTCTTGTCATCCAGTCGCTCAGTGCTGCCAAGAACAGGGCTCAGACCTTGGTCCCATACCTGAGAACTCTGGCCTGCAGTCTTCTTGACCTCTTCAGCCCACTGCCTGTCCCATTCACCACTTGCTGCCTTTGCTTCCAACTCTGCTAGTGTGTAATACTCACGGCGGAAGATCGCACGGGCTCTCTGCAGGTCAGTTGTCTCGGGTGGAAACAAGATCTCGTGATATGGTCTGAGTGCCACAATGCGAGCCTGATTCTTCACCATATCAGGAAGCTCAAATGTGGTCTCACCTTTCTCCACAATCTCCCTGATATGTTTCAGTGCCTTAGTCCTCGTCAGGCCTTCGTTGCTGGCGACCAGTAGGTCAGCAATGTATTCCTGCTCGTCTTGCAGCGCAGCGGTCAGAGCGTCGAGTTGTTGGGGGGCATTGACTCCTAAGAAGCCGGAGAGGGTCTGGAGGTTTATTGTTCGAGGGGTCTGGGCATAGGATCTATCCCAGATCACGTGAAGCACACTCCAACCATACTGCGCTGCGTATTCTGCATGTAACTCCAGCTCTTCTTCCCAGCCGGGTTGCATTAAAGTCGAAAGCATCCACCTCAAATACAGGCCCACAGCAGATGCTGCCTTGTGGTCTGAAGCCTCGATACCAGCCACATTCAGAGCTGCCCTGCTAATCGCAGACGTGCTCAGGTTCACCATAAACGAGCAGACCTCGTCAGCCAGCCTGATCCTAGTGTCACTGGCTCCTTCCCAAGGGAATGGCTGCCGCCCTAAGTCTTTAGCATGTTTCTTACCGTCTCTGCTCTGCCCGGTCCACGTAGCAAATCGAGTTTCGTCAGACTCCCTGACTCGGTAGGTTATCCTGTCATCAGAAAATGCCCTGCGGTATTCAGTGCAGAGCTGATTGATGTTGGGGTCTGTGTTGACCTGTAAGCGGTCATCTTTGCTCGTGTTCATTAGTAGCTCAAAGCGTCAGTTGTGTATTGGGCTTGCCTCGAAACATAAATTGGGTCCATCAAAATCAAATATCTTAGCGCATCCACCGGGTCCTTGCTTGCTCCCTTGTCTCCATCACTGCCAGTCCACGTCTTCAGACTGTAAATCAGGTTCTGGCATTCATTGGACACATACAGCCTAGGCTCATTCAGGATGCTCACCTCTCTGCTCATGTCGTAGGCGAACAGGTTGTTGACTAGAGCACAGCTCTCGTCAATGTGCGTCATCGCTGACGGCACAAACAGAAGACCATCCTTTACTATCTCTCCGCCTGCACCCCTGTCAGGATTGGCAAGCAAATCAATCAGGCTCTGATTGTGCTCTCGCTGCCCTATCACAGCAGTCCTGCCAGCCCTAGGGTCAATGTATCTCTCGTGTATGCCTCCATCAGAGATCTCTAGCTCCCTGATGAGCTGTTTATACTGCTGAATATTTCTTCCGCAGTCAGCAGTCTGTGCTGGGCCTTTCTTGCCGTCCAGCTTCTCGCTCGGAACAGCCCACTCGCCGTAGTTAGCCTTGTCGGGCCACTCTCTGTAAACAAAAGTCCTCCCGAGATCATCCACCCTAGCCCACAACATATACCAGTTGCGGTCTCCCGGGGTAGGATCGACCACCATATAATTGGTCCCGTCCTTGGGGATCTGGTCCTTCGAGATAATGTTCCTGTCTGTGAACCTTGGGAACTTGCCCACTACAGGATTGCTCACATACCCATAGGCCCTGATCTCTCGCTCTTCCCTCGTCCTGCCCCTGAGCGTCTGCTCCATTCGATCAAACGGGCTGTAGGGGTTCCACTCCGAGAAGAACCAGAAAATCTTTCCTGATCCACTACGTGTCCTGCCCTTATACGGCATGTGGCCCTTTGGGACTCCGTCAATCGAACTCTCATCCCCGATCAACTTAGCCTCTCGAGTCTCCTCGATGATGGCCCCGTCCATAGCATCCTTGACCGTGCTCGTGAATCCCTCAATCGGAGTGAAGGTCACGACCATTTTGCCCTTACGTGAGATTAGACGATATTTCAGCGTCTGAATCCACGCCATAGGGACCAACTCGTCACACCAGATCAGGTCCAGCTCTGTTCCCTCCATCGAGCTGAGTTCCTGAGAATAGTTCTTAAACCAGCACTGGCTCCCATTCGGAGCCACAAAAGTCTTATTACTGAACCCGTTCTTCTGGCTAAACCCTATGTTCACCACAGACCTCTGCCCTGTCCTCTGCTCCTTCCAAGGCAACGGCAAATACTCATGCACATACGGCTGCTGAACCTGCACTGAGCTATCGTGTGTGCTATGGCAACACCACACAGCACTCCTGTGTTTGTTAGCCAAGGTCCTGACAACCCTCGAGGCCATATACCTCGACTTGCC